GACCGTGAGTTTGGATTGCCGGAACCAGTTGAAGTAGTCACCCACGCGGGACATAAAAATCGTGCCGTTGGAGACGACGACTAGCCTATCCATGAACACCGTTAGGTGGGTAATGCGCCGCCCAAAGAAGTACGGCACCGCGCCGACAGCGGTTTTATCGCCGCAGACGCTGGCCGCGTAGCCCGGTACGGTTTCACCCAAAAGCGTGGCTAACTCCGCCGGAGAACTCGCTAAATAAAAGGTATCGCCCGCTGTATTGACTGCACCTAAGGCGAAGACGCGCCCGGGTGTAATGATCTGCGCCGCGCCTTCCTTCCACGTCACCGTTTGAAAATCCGTGGTGCTCCCTGTATCGGCATGCGCCACCATGTAGTACGGCTCGCCCGCGTACCTTGGGTGAATGCGCACGACCTTGCCGGGCTTGTGTACTGCGGACAGCTTGGCAGGGTCGTCCACCTCGTCGGCCACCCCGCGAAACAAGGTGCCGTCGCCGCCGTCGTTGGCCGATACGGCCTTGGTGTTCGACAATACGATGGTGCCGCCGACACGCTGTGCATCGGTGATTCCCCATACCACTAGCTCGTCGATCAGCTTTTGGGCAATGTTTTGTGGCGTGATGGATTCGGCGGCATCACCTATCCACTTATTCACCTTAGAGTTGTAGTCGTTGAGCCGGTCGTTAACTTGCTTCTGATAGTTCGGGTTGTTCTCTAGCTCGATGTCCGAGGTGTCCAGCAAGTGGGGGTAGCTAGAGGCCATCGTGGTGTACGTCACCTCTATCACCGCGCCCGTGTCGGCACGCTCTACTTTCAGGGTGTAGGTGCGGCTGTAGGTTCCGGCTTTGACCTCGGCCACGGCGTACTGCTGCGTAGCAGCAAAGCGGTCTTCTTCCGTGTAGCCCGGTCCCAGACTGGCCGATGCCATCAGCACATAGCGACCCGCCGCCGTGACCGCGCTAACACCGCCGAACAACCACGGCTCTAGCCCTGTCGCATCGCCGTAGACGACGTTCAAGAACTTGCCCGTTACCTTGTTCAGCACGAAGCAAAAAGGCAAGGCGTCGGTGCTGGCGCGCTCGCCCGATAGGTAGATCAGGCTGTACTCGGTGCCACCGACAAAGAAACTCGTCTCGCGGTACTGGCGTGCGTAGCCCTGCTGCGCCGCTGTCAACGCGCCCAAGCTGGGTAGGGCTTTTTCGTCTAAGGTAATAGAGCCGTGGCGACGGGATTTGCCTTCGCTGAGACTGTCCACCATATTAACCATTTCGGTACTCTGGCCGGGTAGGCGGTCGGCCAGCACCTGTTCGCTGACGCCTCGCGTGATGCTGGCGTAGCTGCCGGATACTTTACTCATCGCACCTCCTTACCAGCGTCGGTGGCGATACCGCGTCATGGGGCGAATGAATCGCATCTGATACAGCACGCCGGGGCTATTGAACATGTTGGCCTTGACCTGCCGGATGTGCTCAGCACGTAAGGTGTTGAAGACTTGCTGATACGCTGTCCCTAACTTGTTGTACTTATCGTCGTCACCGTCAAACGCACTCTGAAAATCCAGCGCGGTGCGCGCTGCGATCATGTGGGTGGCGAGCATCGGTAGGTCTGCAAACGGAATCTCGCGCACCATCTCTACCTGCACATCGCCCGCGAACTCGTAGGTAGACAGGAAGCGGTCGTACAGGCGCTTGCCACGTATCACGTAGGCGGTGCCTTCGTCGTTCGGGTTGACGTTAATGGCGTCAGAAGGAACGTAGATAAAGCGCGTCGTCGCGTCAGGCCGCAAGGTGACGAGATCGGTGTTGAACCACCACCCTTTAGCCTGTTCTTGGGTACTCGTGGTTTTAAGGTGCATCAGCGCTGCGGCTACGTAGGGGTGATCTTCGTCTACCGCATTCAGGGGTGTCTCGCCCATGGTGGCTAAGCACTGGTTCACCACGTCCAATTCAGTCAGCCGCATACTGGCCTCCTTATCGAAAAAAAAGCCCGTCGCCTTAGAAAGGGACGGGCTTGTAGGGGACAGTGGCGGGCTTAGTTAGCCTTGAGCACGCCAGCGAATGCGGGGTTATTCGGAGTGACGCCGAAAGACAAATAGGCGTCGATGAAGTAGCCCTTGAGGCGAGCGTCCCAGAACACGTCGGTCGTTAGCGGCACAGTCTCGCCCGCCAGCAAGGCACGGGGCGAGAACACCGCCGCAACCGTCTTAGTGAAGTCGCCGTCGTAAGCGTTGCCGTTACCCGCGTTGGACAGGCGGTGGCCGGTCACGACGCTATCGGGCAGGTTGTTACTCACCTCGATAGGCACGCCGTAGACTTGCAGCGCTTTAGTGGTAATGCTATTGCCGTCGGAGGTGATTAGCGTGCGGTCGATCAATCGGTCGTTCTTGAGCAGCGTGTAATACTGGTCGGGGCGGATGATTACGACGAGATCGTCGCTGATCGGATTGATGTCCTTCTTCTCCATGTCCGCGAACATCTGACCTAGATAATCTTCTAGTGCCGCCGGGTCGTTCTCTAAGCCCGGCATGGCGAAGGTCTTGATCGTGCCGGGCTTCCAACCGTCGGGGTAGGTACTCATGTTGGTGATGTTCGCCGCCTTGACTGCTTGAATCATGAAGGCTTGGTCGTAGAACTTGGCGATCTCTTTGCCATGTTCCTTACCGATCTCCGCTCGTGCGTCGTAGCTGTTCTGGAACTCGTCGATCATCGGCACGAAGTTGCGCGCCGCGACCACCGTATCGACGGTCAGCTTGATCTTCGCCGCTTGGTTGACCGTGCCGTCCAACTCCGTTCCCGGCGTCAGCACTTGCAGCGTCGATTTACCGAACTGGAAGCTGGAAATCGTAGAGGTGCCGCGTACCGGGCGCACAGGGATGTACTTGCGCATGATGGAGTCGCGGGCAATCGTGCCTTCGACGACGCCGGAGTATTCCTCGATGTGTAGCGCCATCGGGTTCGTGGCGGCAGGGGCGGAACCGATCTGTGGGTTATTGCCGACCTGTAAATTCGCGCCGGGGCGCGTGATATTGGTGATGCTGATAGCCATAGTTCTCCTTATATGCGGGACAGCGCCCGGGGTGATGGCTTCTAAAAATAGTGTCTTTCAGGGCAGGGAATCCAGCCGCACCGTCCAAGGTATGATGACGGCATGAAAACGTCCCTTCTCTCCGCACGCACGGTTTGCATCCTCTTAGTGCCTCTATTACTTACAGGGTGTTTTAATTTAGGTACCCCATCGTCGCAGGTACCAGGTAAATACGTATCTTCGGCGAAATACGAGGATTACGATTGCAAGGCGCTTGCAAACGAAGTGCATGACCTAGCAGAACAGGAGCAGGTCACTGCTAAGGCGCAAGACTTAAGACGGCGGCGCAGCAAAACACAGGCGTTCTGGTTGAGCATCGGAAGAGGCGATGGCTTTGAAGCGCTAGAGTTGTCAAGGGTGAGAGGCGAAAAAGAGGCCGCGCAGCGGGCAATAACTAGAAAGGGATGTCAATAGCGGCTACCGCGCTGCCTATAATGGACTCAGATGAGGTGATCGTTTTGGAGTCTCTCCACCATGGGTACGGCATATTCGCAGCTCTACGACGCTGATTTCTATGGATGGGTTCAGCAGCAGGCAAACGCCTTAAGGGCAGGAGAATTCGACAGTCTGGACTTGGACAATCTCATCGAGGAAATAGAGGACATGGGCAAGCGCCAGAGGCAGGAATTACGCAGCGGACTGGGGATTTTGCTTATGCACCTCTTGAAGTGGCAGTATCAGCCCGCTTTACAAAACAGAAGCTGGACATCGACGATCAAAGTTCAGCGTTTCGACATCAGACAGCACCTCAAGGACAACCCCAGTTTGAAGCACTCTTTGGCCGAACTCATGACAGCGGCATGGGAATGGGCGCTGGTGAAAGCGGAGAGTGAAACGGGGTTGCCTATTGCTACGTTCCCGGAGGCTTGTCCGTGGACGTTCGAGCAAGCGATGGACAGCGACTTCTGGCCTACCGCGACAGCGCCGTAGGCCGAATCCCTTACCCTCGCCAAGCTGCCCGGCGCGCCTGTAACTGGCGGTACTCGGCAGTCTCCTCAAAGTACACTCCTCGCGTGCGGCGTAAGTCTGCAACGGCCTTACCGTACTCCACGGGCGATAACGCGCCGCCCGCTGCGGATGCAGCACCGCGTGCCGCGTCGGGCTGAATCGCCGTCGCAGTCGGTGTGTAGGTCGTGCCGCTCGCGCTGCGGTACTGATTGACCAAGAATGCGGCCATCGCCTCGGCGGCTAGCCCGCCCTGTTCAAACGCCGCGTTAGCCGCCTCCTTCTCGTGGGGTTCCGCATTCTCGCTCGCCCATGCCAAGGTGTCCGCCCACAAACCCTCGTCGCCGCCAGCTGCTTGTACGACGATCTGTTGGACGGCTTGCACCTTCTCGGCTTGTCGCGCTTGCTGATCTTGCCAGCCTTTTTCAGCCAGTGCGAGGTACGCCTCGTAGCCTTGGATACCCTTCTCGGCCAGCACCGCCCTGATCGGCGCGAAGTCGCCGTGAAAAGCGGCCTCCATGACAGGGTGGTCTGGGTCTAGCCCGTGCTTACCGACGAAGGCCAGCGCCATATCTAAATTGGCGTCGCCCGTCGGCTCGTATTCAACAGGGTCGCCGAAGGCGGCGACGGTAGTGTCTGGTGCGGCTTGTGTAGCGGGCTGTGTGGCGTCGCTAATCTGCGTCGCCGGAGGCGCAGCAGCAGGGGCGACTGCCGCTTGTTCAGCAACGGTTGAGGTGTTCTGCGTGATCGTATCTTCCATGGTGCTCCTATTGGGTTAAATCACCGCGTTACGTTACCGGCCACGGCAGATGCCACTGGCCGAGCCACTTGTTGCGCCAATTGCGCGGCTTGTTCGTTCTCCAAGTCCTGCTGCTGTTCTTCAGGCGACTTGATGTAGAGTGCCGGGTCTACCCCGCGCCCGGTAAAGACGGCATTCGCGAGCGCGTCCAGCTTTAACACGAACATCATCTGCGGCGGCATCGCGCCTATTGCTGCCAAGTCTTGTAGGCAGAGTTTCAGGTTGTCCAAGTCGCCGTTGCGGCTCAAAGCGTCTAGCCCTGTGATGATGGTTGGCTCAAGCTGCGTCCCTTTGAGGTCAACCTTGATTTCTTTCAGTAGCCAGTACGCTATCGGGAGTTGCAAATCTACCGCTAAGCGCGAGTACACCCCACCTAAGGAGGTTTCTAGCTCGTTGGCTTGCATGCGGATTTCTTCCGCCGTGACGCGCTCGGCGTCGCGCACCAGCATAGAACCGAGCAAGAACAAATTGCCTAGCCGGGTGACGTAGCTGGCGTTGGCCGCGCCGATGTGCTGTAGGCTTGCGGCTACGCCAGTACCTAGCGGCACCACGTCGCCGTCTACGCCGGGCAGTGCTGCGCCGTTATCGCTGGCCTCTAAGTCCTCGGGCTTAGTCACCCCCGCCGGATTCACTAGCCAGCGGAATTGACTGGCGAGTACCGCCGCCTCGACTTCCGCTTGCGACAGCGCAGACAGCGCCGCGAAGTCACCAGCGGCTTGCTCGACTAAACCGGTGCCGTAGTCGTTATCGTCGTGTAGTTCCCATGTCAGCGCTCGGTACGGCAAACTGTTATCGTCATAGCGCCCCTCGAACTCTCTACCCTCAAGCTGGAACTCGTCTACGTGCTGGGTCTCGACGTAGCGCCCGTCCCCATAGCGGATGTCGATGTAATGCGCCACCGTCGGTGCACGGCTATCGGCGTTGCGCAAGTACGCTTGGTACTTACTACTCCTAGCCAGTAGTTGCTTTTGCGCCGCTTCGGTTAGCTCGTCGAATCGCACGTCTTCCTTGACGATCAAGCGGATAACGCGCCCGGACTGCGAGCGTTTCACGACGTAGCGTTTGATGCCCACCGCCCGCACGTTCTCTTTGAGAATCAACAGGCAGTTACCTGTGACGATCATTTGTTTTATCGCGAGGTATAACTCAGGCCGCGCCGCTTTCTGGTCTAGCTTCCTGATTGCGGACTTCTCCCCCACCGCCATCGCCGACTGGAATTGCGTGGGGTCTATCCCGAGTTGTCCTTGCATCTGCTGCATGATGTCGTCGGGGACATCCAAGCGGAAGAACGGACGCGACGGCGCGAAGAGCGCCAGCATCAGCTTGTTGGTCAAGTTGTTCAGCCCTTGCGCGCCGACCGATTG